GTATACAGATAGATCTTGACCAGGTACTAAATTTGTTTCATCTACTTCTATAAGAAGATTACCAGATAATACAGCATTGTCAACAGCCATTCGCATAAAACCGTTCATTAATGTCTGAGTATCATCCATGTTTTCAGCTATACCTACACCAAAGAAACTATATGGGTTAAGTTCATATGGAGCAGCCATGTAAGGTATACGTGCAGGTTTAAATGGATTAACAACCATTCGTAGTAGTTTACCATTACAAATCCAGACGTTAGTTTGTAATTCATCTGTATCTTCTAAGTCATCAGGAATATCAACACCTTGCTCTTTAAGCATTTCAGTATCACACATACCCCAGTACTCTAAAACTTCAAATCTTTCTGACCCATGATCTGGTGCATAATCAGACAGATCATCTTCCCAACTTTCTTTATCGTAGTTTTCGCCCATAGCTATTGCTTCATCAATAACTGCTCCGCGAAAGTATGGTCTTTTTTTAAGTCCACGCATTTGAGTACGAGACATTTTGTGGCGTTCTATGACATACTGTGCCTCATCCATATTGTTTGCATCTGGGTCAGGATAAAAATTCCATACAGACACATGAGATACCTGTGGTATAGTTTTTATTGCAGGATCATACTCGCCATCGTCATTCCAGTTAGGATACTCTTTATCTACTGCAAATGGCCCTTTCATAATACCTGTGCCAAATAAAGCCATTTCAAATGCTGTGCTTCTTAAATGTTTAGATGCATTTGATTCTTCTAATTGGTCTTGTATTTTTTTTTGCATTTTTTTAGCTGCTATCATTGCAGGACTAAATGTAATTGCAGTTGGAGTTTTACCAACTCCCATTTTAAGATTATCAATATCTTTCAGTTTATCTTCGTACTCACCTAAACTGTTTGCCAACGTTTTTTCTGTAGCACCTGCAGGTATTTCTTTACCATCACCTTTAAATCCATATGGATTTACAATTTCATCCATATCAGAGCTGCGTAATTGTTCTGGTTCTTTGGGGTCAAAACTTACGTCAGCTACTACGCCATCAGGTAACTCTGTAGGATCAACAGATAATGGAAATTTGCTGCCTGCAAATAAAACATCTACTATTTGTCCATAAGCAGCTAGTGTTTTAGTTTTAGTTACTTTAATAAATACACGAGACTTTTCTGCTTCAGTAAACTGAACATCAGATCCGTATAAGCCTCTATAGTTACGGTATGACTTTAGCCATCTGTTTTCGTCTTGCTGTCTATAGTCATCTGCTCTATTGTATCTTTCCATAATAAATGGAATAATTGCAGAAACATTTACATCATCTACTACAGACTCTTCTGTGTCATCTAGTGTAACTACTTCATCTTCAATAAATACTTCGTTATCGTCTGCCATTTATTTTCCTTTAATATCCAAATGTTTTATCTGCTATAGACATTCTATTTGTTCTAGCGTTAGTGGGATCGTAATCAAATATACTAAACCTTGGTCTTGACATAATACCATATCTTAGTGCATCGTACAAGTGATCTTCTGAAGTAGTATCAATATCCTCTGGGTTTTTCTTATCTATAGGTAGCGCAGGTAATTGAGCTATCATATTAGTACAGTTACTAAAAAACACAAGTCTAGGTTCTTCTGTGTATTCATCTACCTGTAAACGTCTATGTATTTCGTTTTTACCTGCTACACGAGATCCTTTTGATCTATCTGAGGGTCGCCATCTGCAACCTCGTTGTACCATTTGTTCAGCTAGAGATGGGCCAGTATCACCACGTTTGTGCCATAGTGAGGAGTCAAGTACTCCGTATCTCATTCCACCATCACCAGCTTCTAATTCTAATATCATGTCAGCTAAATCTGTAGCTAATACTTTACTTACATATAGCTCTCTATATACAATAAGCTGTTCATTTGGGGATACAGCGAACCATACAACGCCTGATTTACTTCCGTATCCGTAGTCACATGCTCTAAATCTAACCCAGTTGTTAGGTATATCAAAGGGTTCAACGACATGTACATTCCTATCAAACTCTGTAAATGCTGCACCTTCTTTAATATCCCAATCACCGTCTAGTAACTGTCTACGTTGTTGTTCAGGCAAAGATAGAAGCATTGCTTCGTAGTCACCTTGTTCAGCTAAGTAGGGGTTGTCTTTTAGTCTTGCAGGTATAAACTTTCTTTTAAATAAAGCCTTACCTGCTTTTTCGTGACCTGCTGGATACTTTAACTCTTCTCCTGTTTCAATGTCTGTAGCATTAAATGCTGTATTTACTGAAGCAGGATCTATAAACATTTTCTTTACCCAGTGATGTCCTCTACCTCCTGGGTTGGTAGTAGCCCTCATATATACTGGTAAATCGGTTGCAGTGGATCGTAGACGAGAACGCATGTAATTCCATGCAAATGGTGTGGGCCATTGAGTCAATTCGTCAAAACCTATCCAGCTAAACGCTAGACCCTGATAACGCAAAGCATCATCTTCTCTATCAAGATATGACATCCACAATCTTGCGCCAGATGGTGCGACCCACTGCATCTTTCTTTCTGACCATTTTATTCCAGGCCAGATTTTTGGATACATCTCTTGAGACTTAAATATAAGTTCTCTAAGCTCTTCCGTAGTGTGTCGTAACAACAACCCAGAAAATGCAGGATGCCCCATGTATCGTAACGGATCGGCAAGCATTGCGTAGCTTTTGCCACCCCCTGCTGAACCACCATACAAAACTTCTCTTTCACCTGCTGCAAGAAACGCAGTCTGCGGCCCAGCATTAGGTTTAAATATAACATTATGTTGTTCTTCAAGAGTTTCAATAGGATCTAGTTTATCTATTTCTACTACTTTAGATTGCTCTTGCTTCTTCTTTGCTGCTGTCTTCTTTTGAACCGACTCTTTGGCTTTCAATTTTTTCCGCTTTGGCGATTGCCTCTTTCGCATAGTCTGCCCATCTGCGTAGGCTTGCAGCTTTGTTGTTTCTTCTTTTTTCATTCTCTAGTCTTTTCATTAAACCTACGTGAGATATGTATCTACCTGTGTTACGAGTTAACCATTGAGATACTTCTCTGTACGAATACTGTTTTAAATAACGTTTTGCTATTTCTAATTTATCTAGTTGGTCAGGTATAGGGTTTAATATGCCATTATCTTTTGCGTCTACTTCGTAGCCAAAAGGTATGGTGCGAGAAATCTTAGGTATTGATACCCATTCATTGTCTTCTTTTATATCTGTCGGTTGAGGTAACTTCCATCTACCTAGTGATTCAGTCATCTTCTACCGTATTTTTAGGTGGCATTAACATAACCCCACCTTTAGCTTCTACTTGTACTTTTTCAGTCTTAACAAGTCCAGTACGATCTAGTAACTCTTTAGCTGCTGCCATCTTATCTCGTATGCCTAGTTCAGTAGGATCATATAGTCCACCTACCATAGCCATTGCAGCTTTAGGAGCATTACGAGCCATAAAGCTCTGTGTGCTTTCTAATATTTCTTCTTTCATAGAATTGACAACTTCAGTAGTGCTAGTTGCATCAGAGTATCCAGCTATCTTTTTTGCTGCTACTACATCTCCTCCTGCGTCATCAAATAATACAGATAAAAACTTTTGTTGTCGTTCTGTTAGTTGTCTAGCCATGTAACATTTCCAATGCTTTTTCTTTTGTTTCATCGTTACGTCTAGTCCACCCTTTACCGAAGGTATCAAAGGTAGATAGTTTTTCGTAAAAATTTTGACGTGTATAATGCATTTGTTCTATTATATCTTCTGGGTCTACTTCAGCGACAGCTTGTAAAGTCATCGGGCCTATACCGCCATCTTGCTTTACACCGACTATACGTTGCAACGCTTTAGCTGATCGTGAGACTCCTGAGTTAACAGCCCAGTCAAATACACAAAGATCAACCCCACTAGGAAGTTGATCACACTTTGCTCTATTCCAATAATTCTTTTTATAGATAGGAGCTACATCTTCATGCGTCAAGTCACGCATCTCTTTAGGTGTAGTCTCTCTGCCTACCCATTTGTCATAGACTTTTTTAGTGACACCGTGATTTGTGATGCCACCTGGATCTTTAGGATGATTTACAAATCCACCTTCATGTTCAAGTATTATTTCTAAACACGTACTATAATTACTCATCATTTTTTATTCTTCTTTTTGTTATTGGCTACTTTTGCAAATCCCATAGGTCTATTTTGTTTAGCAAGTTTTTCCTTTTGTTTAGCAGCTTTTAATAATTTGTTATCTATTTTTGCTGTCAGCATTAATTTTGCTCTTTTGTCTTTTTCTTTTGTTCTTTCTTTTTTAAGTCTTGCTACTTCTTTTTTTATTCCTTCAATATCTTTTTTTATCTTTAATGCTGCTGCACCACCGCCAACAGCAGAACCTGCCATTTTTATTAGCGTCTGCCCCTCTAACCTAGAATTTTTATTTCTTTTTGCGGCTATTCTTTCTCCTCTAGTAGGCTTTACACTTAACCTACCTTCTGTGCCAAGAATATTTTTCTTTACACTTACAGGTATCTTTTTACTGTCTGCTATTTTTTTAGCTCCTGGAACTCGCACTCCTACAGTTTTCTTTTTATTAGCTACATTAGACACTGAAGTTGCTGCATCATCTGCTTTTTTACGCATAGCATTTTTTACCTGTCTATTACCGTATTTTTTTATGGCTGCTTGTATACCTTTTTTTGCTATATATTTTACTACTATACCTGCTGCCACTATTGGAAACGCCATTATTTTTTTCCTCCAAAGAACTTAGTTGCAGATCTTATGCCAAATGATGCAGCTATAACGACACCAAGAGAATAGCTATACCATTGCGGTGCTTCTCCTAGTGCAGCAAATCCTGCTGCTGCAATCTCTCTGCCCCAATCCCCACAGAAAGATAAAATAAATGGGCCACTTAACAGCAGTGTCAACCATTCATCTTTCCACGAGTTCTGTGTAGCTTTCATAGCTTCCAGATCCCAGTCTATTTCACCTGTAGCAATCTTTAAATCTTTAGTCGCTTTAGCCTTTTGTACAGCAGTCTTGCCTTCAATCCATGAACCAGCAAGTCCAGCTATAGGGCCAAGTACATTACCTAACCCAAACATTATTTACCACACTGACATTTGTCACAGCAGTTACAAGGCATAGCAAGTATTGCACGTAGAATACGGTTTAGGTAGGGCATCATTCTGCCCCACCTTTTTCTTTTAATACAATACCAAAGATACCGCCTATGATACCTGCCCATGTTAGTATAGGCAAGCTGAACATAAAACCTAGTCCTACACCTGCTAGAGCAAGTGCTAGATAAGTTGTAGGCTCTTTAAGTCTTCCAGTAATCCAATCCATATTTATTCTCCCTATTTAAATGTAATAGCGACACCAATTGACAGGTCACTATATTTAAAGTCTTTGTCTAAAGATAGTTTAGAGTAAGCAGACAGGCTATTACTTAAAGCCATTGTACTCTTTACTGATGCACCAGAAACACTAAAAGAATCTCCGCTTGCATATCCCCAGTCTAACGCTGGTCTAATTGATAGTCTTGAAATGTTTGCAGTTACGCCTACATCACCCGACCACTTTTTAGTTTTAATGCCGTACTCTACAGAAGCATCAGGTTTAAACATTGACATAATGCCACTCTTTATAACGCCTTCAGCCTGTGCTGACATCGCTGTTAGTGTAACGATAGCACCTGCAAGAAATAACTTTCTCATATTATCATCCTCCGAATCCTGTTAGTCTTCTAATTTCACCACGAGATATTCCTAGATCTTGTAGTTGTCTTTCTGTCATACTCATTAAAGTATAGTATGCAGCCCTATTTTCCATGTATACATGGTATTTTTTTAGTAGTTTTTTCAACATAGTATAACTCCTTTATGTACATACGTCAGTATTATTGACTGACTAGTAAGTTATACCATATCTAGTTATAACATAAAAGAGATAATATTGCAACCCCGTTATGCATTTTTATTCTTTTGATTTAGTTTTAGTTAATGCTGTAGCACCCATAAAGCCTAATACGACACCCATCTGTGCTACAAGAAAGGTGTTAAGAAACCCTGATGCAGACTCCATACGAGCTACATTAATGATAGGCGTAAGTAATAGTATTACAGTTACAATGGTTGTACCCATAGCTAACCAAGCCATAGTACGTTGCGTATCCATCATCTTGTCTTCGTTTTCTAGGCGTATCCATCGTTCATGGCGATTTAGCTCTTCATCAGTAATGATTCCGTCACCATCTGTGTCAGCTACTGCGTACTTGCTATCTGCTTGTAGTTTTTTAGGTGACATGTTTACCTTTCATTCTTAATACGTGTTCATTATAACTTATGCCTAACTCTTTAGCTCTTTTTACTCTAAGTTTAACTACCATTAAGTCTGGGTTTTTCCAAAACTTTTTTACGGCTTTATCCCATAAAAATTTTTTATATACTAAATCTTTATTGTCAGAAGGTTGCCATATATTAGATAATACTGGCCCACCATTATGTCCTAACATTATGCTTCTTCTCCATAAGGATTAAATGCAAAACATTTAGCTTTTACGTAGTGTCCTGTAGCGAGTAAACCTTGAGCTATAGGTATTACTTGTTCTTCACAATGGGCTTCTGTTTGAAACAAATGATCTCTTCTTACTAATACTTCACAGGAAGTAGTATCTGTAGGTACTGCACAGTAAAGTATTATAGCAAGGTACATTATTTTTTTAACATTTTTACTAAAAAGTCTATATCATCGCCTGCACCAGAAAGAACATATGATTCTTTTTTACCACTACGTTGTTTTCTTTTTTCTTTCATCATACGTTGTTTATACTCTTTTTCTAATCTAGCTAACTCTTTCATAAATAGTCCATACTTAGACAAAGTAATAGGTGATTTATTTTTTCCTTTACTACTGCTTATATCTTTTTTTAGTTTAGCTATATCATTTTTAAATTTTTTAGTTTTTGGTATTAAAGAAGAAGTAACTGTAGTTTTAGAAATAGATAAACTTGGTCTAGATTTAGGTTTTACAGATTTTTTAGGAGCTAGTGATTTTTTATTATTTTTAAGAGCTTTACGTGTTTTAGCTGCTACCCTAAGTGCTTCTAGTTTTTCTTGTCGTTTAGCTTCCACTGCTTCACGACCTACAAGTTTAGGTTTAATAGCTTTCTTTTTAGCCGCAGGTTTTTTTCCTTTTTTAGCTAAATATTTTTTACGTAGCTCTACTAGTTCGTTTTCACGTTTTTTCTCTGCTGCTTCTCTGCTCATAATAATAATAATATCCTATGTGTTTTTAGTAGTATACACCATACCACCCTTACGATAGTCTATGTGACCTGTCTTCATTAAACCACCACGATTTAAAGCTTTTAAACTACCTTTTATATTTCTTTGATCTGATTTAGATTTATCAGGCTTTTGACTTTTCATCCACCTAGCATATTCTTTTACTGTTTTTTCTTTAAGCCATTGTTCTGCATACGCATCTTCTGCATTTTGGTCTTTTAAATCTTTTTGATCCTGTGCATCTTGTTTTTTCTTTATGTACTCTTCATATTTTTTATAAGCTGTACCATCTTTTGATTGTCCACTTAGCCATTCTTTAAACGCTTTAAGCATATTAAGATCCTTTTTTCCATTTTTTAGATGGAGACTGTGTTTTACTAGGACTCCATTTTACTTTATCTGCCCAGTAAGCTGCTGACATCTTACCTTTAGCTATATTTTTAGCGTGACGAGACTTAAATGCTTCACGTTGCCCTGCTGTTTGATTGGTTTTAACGCCCTTTTGTCCAAATTTAATATATTTATACTTACCACCTTCACTCGCCATGACGTGATGTGACTTACCACTGCCATCATTCAGTCTTTGAGGCTTATTTACGCCTTTTAAGCCTACTTCTTTTATTTTATTTTTGACTCGCTCAGGTATACTCATCAGACTCTCCTAAAGTTACGTGTTTTCTTTGCTATATTTTTAGGTTGTTTACTAAACTGTTTACCTTTAGCTTTATCTTGCCGTTTTTTACGAGTTGTAGCAGCGTATTCAGAGCTAGACAGTGATTTAATAGCACTAGAAGGCAGATACCTTTCCCCTGTTTGGGCAGAAGGTTTACCTGACTTCGTTCTCCAGTCTTGTTTAGTCCATTTAGCTAACGACTTTTGTGATTTTTTCAAAGACATATTATATCTTTACAAGCTTGTAGCCTTTTTCTTTAGCTGCTGCTCGTATATCAGCAAGTGTCATTGACTTGCCTTTTGCCATACCACCTTTTTTCATGTAGCCCATTTTATTTCTAACTGCGCTAGGAAGTTTACTTACACCTTTGTTTCCTTTTGGTGCAGCTTTAAGTGCGCCACCAGCAGCGTAGCCTTTTTTCTTCATAGCACCACCTTTGGCATACCCTTTTTTCTTCATGCCACCTTTAGCGTAGCCTTTTTTCTTTTTCATAACCATCGTATTACTCCTTATTATACAAGTTATCAAATACTCTGTGTGTATCCCACACGTAATCTAAATCTTCTTTAGAGTGAAACACTCTTTGACTAGGTTTGAAGTCTGGCGCACCTTCTCCTGTCTCAAACCAAGCAGGGTGCGTAACTCTTACTCTGTTATTCGGTAATGCTACAATGTTTCCTGTGTAGCTACCTGCGTCTACTAGCTCTAATACATGGCTCTGTTTATGCTGTGCAGGGTCATCCGCTATCTCAGAGCCTGTGTAGTCTACTGTGAATATGTATTTAGCTGGATAGAACTCACCGTCTACTTTCGCCATCCAAGGGGCTGGTGTAGCCCTGTTCAGCACGTAGACTGAGTGATCATGTGACATACAATCCCAAGGCTGTGCTGCATAGGCTGGTAGCTCTTCAGCCCACTCCTCTACGGGTGTGTCACCTACGAGTGCTGTAATAGGCATTCTCGCCCACATCGCTCCACCATGTACGTTAGGTTCGTCTGTGTCATCTGATTCGCAACCAGTAAAGATGACTTGGAAGCTCAGTGATCTATTTGGCATAGTCGTCACAGCTATTACCATGCAATGTAGGAACTCACCGTGGTATCGTTCAAAATTACATGTATATTCTCTGCGTACCCATGCCTTGAAGTATGGGATATTACTCTGTAAGTACGGCATTCTTTTTATGTTTCCTCCGCAATTCTGATTTAGCTTGTTTGAAAAGATTAGCTATTGCTGTCTTTCCCATTACTTTAGCACGTTGTTCAGCTACTGTCAATATCTGAATTTTTCTTGCGTAGGGTTTCTTTATTCGTTTTACTTTTGCTATCGTAGCCTTTGCATCAGCCATTGTAGCAAATTTTATGGATACCGTATCCTTTGGGTTTTCATCTGTGTATAATCTACGGCCAGATCCTTTAGGCTTCTTACCTGTTCCTACTTTAGGATCTTTTCTTTTTGCCATTTTTAACTATTGTTTTTAATGTCTTGGCTTGATTAGCGTGTGTTTTAGACGCTTTCGTTAAACCTGATATAACTTTTTTTAATTTTTTTTTAGTTGTTTTGCTATGCATTTGTTTTCCTATGACCTATATCCACCGCCCTTGGCTTTATACTGTTTAGCAAGCATCTGAGCTTTACGTGCAGACCACTGACCTGGATTACCACCTTTACCGCCTGCTTTAATTCTGTTAAATAAATTTTTACGCATAGAAGGTTTTGTATAGTTGCCTGCTTCATTGACAGAAGAACCACGACTTAACTTTAATTTACCTGCGTTTTTATCACGAGCAAAAGAACGATTAGCAGATGCTTTTATTGCACGTAAATTAGATGGGCTGTTATCCATTGGATTACCGTTTTTATGATCTACATCTTTACCATCACCCTTACGCACAGCTCCACTCTTTATTGCTGCACGTCTAGCTGCATTACGCGAAGTACGTTTAGCTACTTGCTCTGGTCGTGATTTATATCGAGCATTCTCCTGTGCATAGTTACGCTTCTTCTTAGATTTAGCAGCTACTGCACCGCCTACGTTCATCTTACGTTTAGCAGGCTTAGTGGTCTTTTTTGCTTTTGTAGTTCGGGTCACTGTACGAATGTTCCTTCCATCCTTCTGCTCTCATTGAATCTTCTACGTGTTTAAGTGTAAACTTTCTACCATAATGAGCTTCGCAAGCTGCTCTTACGTAAAAGACATCACTGTGCGGTATGTGTAAATTATCTACATTACCATTTAAAAGATTATCATAGAATGTTTCTAATACTTTGTCTGTATATAGTTTTACTGATTTTTGTGCCATTGTCAATACTTTATTTTACAAATACGAATTTATCTTACGTATTAATCATATATACAAATATCATATATAGTGTGACATTTAAAGTGTTACATTTACAATATATTTTAATCTTTTTTGTATAAGCATTTAAAATGTTACATATAAGTGTTAATTTATTTTAACTATTAATTAGTTTTAATGTATCACTTTAAGTGTTGTGTTGTGTTATATATAGTTTTACACATATCTAATACCATGTCAACCCCTAAAATATATTATGTCAGCAAATAGTGTGAATAAGACACATTTTGTGATCACAAATATGACCCAACCCCCATGTGATTACGTCAGTGTATATTGTGGTTAACACTCTATTTTCCAGATCTGTGTATATATTCAAGTACGTATACGGGGTACGGTGCCATGCCCCATGCCTACCGTGCAAATATATGAGAACAAACCGTGAACATATGAACGGTCACATAAATGTGACGCCTATGCTAAGATGAAAAACCACATTTTTTATTTATGCCTATGATAATAAGGCCTTGAGCAATGGTGGTTAATTGTTATCACGTCACTTGCCACAATATAAAATATTATATGAATACGATTTAAAAAAATGGGTACGTGTTACAATGGCGGACTATAAAAAAAAAATATAACGTGGTCATTGCTCCAACTCTCCCTTGCAAGGGAAACATTATATTATATCTCAAATAAAATTAACGCTTGTGATCCTATCAGATATGTGCATAATCTAATTATGGAAGGCGAGTAGCCAACCGCTAAACCGTGGCAAAAATGTCACATAAATATTAACTCTCCCTTGCAAGGGAAACATTAAAGAAAGTAAAAAAATGACAAATAAAATTGAAAGCTTTAACAGCGAATTAACTAGAGTGCAACTTGCCGTTACTAGAGTTTTGAAAGCTCAAAATTCTAATGAGAAAAAAGAAGCTAATCACTTGAAGCAACAGACGGATTATTTCAACAGTCCAGAACATTTAGAAGATTTATTTGTGATCGGTCAAAGATATGACCAACATTTTCAAAATAGAAATAATGGATTATCAAAGCGTCAATTTGATGTTTTAAAAGCTGATGATCCATCAGTTAAAAGATGCAATGTCAAAAAAGCTGACCTTGAAAATGACGGCCTAAACAAAATTTCCCAACGTCTGAGCGAGTGTCATAATTATTTCGCATATAATAACGAATTCGAGGCCGCTCGCGTCGAGATGCAAGAAGGCGAAAAACCAAAAACTTGCACTTCTTTACAGCGCGTGATTGTTCACATGACGAGCAAAAACTTATTTCCATATGATGCGCCCAAAAAGACTAAATCCGCTCAATGGGTAGTTGATCAAGTTTTTAAAATGATCGAGAAAAATGAACTTTCCCTTGATCAATTTATTAACGCATTCGGAAAAGACGAGCGTGTTGCAAGGCATGTAAGAGGCACGCAAATTGTCAAAGAAATGGGATCTACAAAAGTTACCCCAGAAAAAACGACCAATCAAAAAGGCGTATCAATAGCCGCCTAAAATATCCAAATCAAATTGGGTAGCATTTATTTGCTACCCTTTTTTTTATGTCATTACGGTCATAGTTAGGCAGTGAACGGCAGTGAGCCAAAATAAATATAGTGCTTGACAGGGTATAGGCTATATGGTAGGTTGGGTATAGGCACTAGCTATATGCCTAAGACATTTTAACTCTCCCTTGCAAGGGAAACATTGGAGCAACACGATGACTTTTGAAATACTAATAACTTTGTATGGAATCTTTTTAATGGTTTATATGCCATATGTTTTGATTAAAGTAATACGTATGCGTAGAGCAGACAGAAAGGCTTGGGAGAAGTACAATGGTAGAACGTAACGGAGTTCACATTAGTAAGATGACAAGTAAGCTAGAGGATTTACGTGCTATATCTACTAACACGGCAACGAATGAGTATTGCATCAAGCAGAACAGTACGGCTAAAAGCAATAATATATGTACACATTGTTATTCACATACAATGCTGAAGTCGTACCGCAAGAATATGCAACCTGCATTGCAACACAACAGTGATTTCCTATCAAGTAAAGTACATGATGTGGAATATCTACCTGTTTTACTAGACGCATTCATCAGATTCAATGCACATGGAGAATTGATAAATCTCAATAACTTAATTAATTATGTAAACATTGCCAAGAAAAATCCACATTGCCGATGTGTCTTGTGGACTAAACGCAATGATCTGATTGTTAAGTATTTCAAGGAGAACGCCAAGCCGTCTAACTTTATTCTTATCTACAGTAATCCTATTATATCTACTGTTATGGGCAAGATACCGAAGTATTTTGATAAGACATTCAATAACGTGCTAGAGCATGAACACGTAGCCTTGCAGAACTGTACAGGGCAGAAGTGCAAAGATTGTATGCTATGTTATACAGAGAATGACACGACAGTAATTGTTGAGAAGGTAAAAAAGTATTAACTCTCCCTTACAAGGGAAACATTGGAGGAAGTAAAATGAGTGATTTTGAAACAACACATTGGAGAGCCAAGTATCTTAACGAGTATCTTAAAGATAAGCAACCCATTAAGCTAACTAAAGACCAAAAGAGGAGACTAGTTAGGCATTTGATAGCTAAAGAGTTTGTAGATGACAAATAAAAAGAAGGGCTTGACATACCGCAACCCTGTCGCTAGAGATATGTTACAGGAGCGTAAGTCACCGCAAGTGATACCGCCTAAAAAGGGGAGCAAGGCAGTACGCAACCGCAAGAAGGAGAAGCAAAATGCGATACGAGATAATGAACTTTGAGAAGACTATCAAAGTCAAGAAACGCCCATTGAGGGTCAAAAAGTTTCGCTCACAAGAGTGGAAAATCGAGCGCAGTAAAATGCGTAAACTGAAACATGCTAACATAAGGAGAGCATAAAATGATAAAAGTTACATTCACTACCCAGAGAAACAAAACTATTGAAAACCCAAATGACATTGTTCCGACAGTGTACAAGTATGCAGATAGTAGATGTCCTATGGGTAGTAATGAGTACAAAATACTCGATACGATAATTGTTGAACACTACGCAACACATACTGTAAATGAGCTAGTAGAAATTACTGGAGTTTACAAAGCAAGAGTATTGTGGAGAATCAAGTTTCTTATGGAAAATGGCTATATTCAGCCTAAGAGTAGGATTTATTTGACCAAGGAGCAAAAACAGTCTCTGAGAAAGCAAATATCAGCCAACAAAAAAGCAATCAAATCAGCTATGGCAAAACTCAATCGTGCGGCTTGACATATGCCAATAATGGCCTATGATATAGGTATCCTAGTTGACGGTAAGGAGAAAGTTATCAAGATTGATGACACATATCCTGCCGTCAACGATTGGGAGACTGCAACAATTTTCGCCATACAGTTGATCACTTCAAAATATGGCGAAAGTGACATTGAGTTTTTATTCTGTAAAGATTATCCATCAGAGGAGTACAAAAAATATGGTTACATACATGAAACGCCAATTCGAGTTCAATAACTACGGTCATAAGGCAGTGGGCAGTGGGCGGCAGTGGGCAGTGATCGGAGAAATATAATGAAAAACAAAAATAGTTATAATTACATTGTGTGGGTTGGTGGTTGTGATGATTACTATATTTCATATGATAGAGCAAAAGAACATTATGATGAGTGGATTGATCAAGGTTATACTGATGTCCATCTAATAGGAGTTACTGAACATGAATAGATTTATAGTAGATCACGATGTTGCAGACATAGCTCAGTCACTGTGTGACCAACACATAGTAAAGATGCCACTCGAAGAAGCACAGATGTTATGCACTGCACTATGGCATCACAGGCCAGAGTATGCGGAAAGGCGTGGGTTGTATAAGCCTGTGCATCAGAAACATCCATGTACTCTGTGGGCTATGGAGACTAGTGATAACTACCGATATGCTTGGCGTCTGTATGATGCCATGCTCGATGAGTATACACACAGATATGGCAAGAAACATGGCTGTGCAAAACACTACGACTCTCTTCACGAAGGCGTTGTTTATATACCACAGGGTGGCTTGACACCACACCCTCAGTGTTTCTCAGGTCACGATGACCTCAAGACAGATGAGAAGTGGCCTATCAAAGCATACAGGGCGTTCTACAAGCGTGACAAGATGTCCTTTGCACGTTGGAACAAGAACAGAGCTATGCCTGAATGGTTACGAGAGGGCATATATGAAGATGACTTGGTGACAAAAAGAAACCTATGGTCAGTAGATTTAGAGGAGTTAGTAGTATGTTAACGATTGAGGAAAAGAAAAAACGTAACGCAAAGTATTCTAGAAAGTACCGACAAAACAATAAAGAAGCTATAGCAGAGGCTAATAAAAAATATTACCACAAGAATAAAGAACACCTGAAAGAGAGCATGAAAGAATACAGACAAAACAGTAAAGAAACGGTAAAGGAGTATTGGAAAGAATATTACCAAAAGAATAAAGAAGCTATAGCAGAGGCCAGTAAAAAATATTACCAAAAGAATAAAGAACGTATGGCAGAGTACTGTAAAGAGTATCGTAAAAATAAATATAGCACTAATTTAGACTATAAATTTCGTCATTTATTACGAAGTGCTTTGTATAGAAATTTAAAAAGATATTTAATAAAAGAAACTAATCCAGAGTTTTCTTATACTAAAGCATCTTCATCTCTTTTAGGTTGTACTGTGGAAGAATTAAAAACACATATTGAAAATCAGTTTGAAGATGGTATGACATGGGAAAACTGGGCACATGATGGGTGGCATTTAGATCACATAATTCCCTGTAGTTCTTTTGACCTGACAAAAAAGAAAGAACAGAAAAAGTGTTTTCATTACACAAACCTACAACCATTGTGGGCAGAGGATAATTTGAGCAAGAGCAGTAAATTAAACTGGAATAAAAAGGAGTTAGTAGTATGAAAAAATATGCAGTATTAATTACAGGTGAGGTGACAAGAAGTTTATCTGTCACTGCCGACAATGAAGAAGAGGCACAGGCAGAAGCCTGTAGCGAGTGGAGTAGTCTGGTAGGTGGTGATGCAGACACCGCCAAAGTACTACTACTAATTGAGGAGAATAAAGATATATTAAAAAGTGTTTGACAGTATCAACAGGGTGTGATACACCTATATAAGCAAGGCACAGTTGCCAAGCGTTAACCAACAATAGGAGTTAAAAAAATGAAAATTATAATTAGTATGCCAACCCCAGAGTTACAGAAAGCGGCTGAAGAAAAGGTCGAGGACTGGACTAAGCAGTGGGGTGTGTTTGAAAAACAAAAAGAGAAACTAGAAAATGAGGAGAATACATAATGCCATTTGATTTTACAATACCAGAGACAGTAGACTTTGACATAGCCTTTGAGGATACAAAGGTAGATGACAAGAAGTATGTTCTTAATGCAACAACAGGTGAGTACCTGAACGTAGTAGGCAAAGACTTCA